GATATCTTGGATTGACTTACCACTGGTGTATTCATTGAAAATTCTACGTACTACTGTAGCTTCGGTTTCGTTGATAATGTAATGGTCATCTTCACTTCTTCCATATCCGAAGATTTTTCTTCCAAGTGTTTTTAGCTGCAGAGCACTTTCTCTATTTCCACGTTTGACATTTTCGGATAGGTTGGCACTGTAGTATTCCGCCATACTTTCCATCAAGCCTTCCATGATAATACCTTCTGCACTATCGGATATGTTTTCCATAGCACTGTATATTTTTACACCATTCTTCTTCAAACGTGCACGATATATCGCACTGTCATATCTGTTACGAGCGAATCTATCCAACTTCCATACGATGATAGCGTTGAAACGTTTGCTTTCACTATCTTTAATCATTTTCTGGAATGATGGTCTATTATCAGATGTTCCAGTCTTTGCTTCATCGATATATTCATTTATTATTTCAAAGCCGTGGTTTTCTGCATATCTTTTACAATCTCTTAATTGTCCAGTGATAGATTCTTCACGTTGTCCAGATGAAGAAAATCGTGCATATATAACGGCTGGAATAAGTTCTTTCATAATTCACTCCTTAATCGTCACTATAACTTGTGATAACTGTACATAAACGCCCTAAAATTTGGAAATGGCTAATCTCATTGGCATATATAGGTTGGAAATGTTCACTTGCAAATACGACGATAATATCTTGACCATATTGATAATATCTACCAATATAAAAATATTCGTTGTATACATAACAGCCTAATTGCCCATTTTTCATGGTATCTGTTTTTTCAAAGATTAAATAATCATCTTTGCGTATTCCAACATCTATATTGTTGTCGAAACGTGCAATCGTTCCAAAGTATTCTCTGCTTGGATTGAGTTTATCCATAGGCAATGCACAATGGGAGTATTCTCTATGTTGTTGAAATAGATCCAGTATAGTTTCACCCGGTTTATATAAAGGGATGTTGATAATATTCGATGGTAATAAATTGTTGTTTTGCTCGTCCGTTAAGTTACGCATGCTGATATTGAAATAATCTGCTAGTGCTTGCATTTTATCTACTCTTGGATAAGAAGCACCATTGTACCAACTGGACACAGTGGATAGTGGAATGTCTAATGCTTTAGATATGTCGGATTGAGATTTTTGTTTGATGTTCATGTAGTGTTTTAGATTCTCTGTAAAGATTTCTCTTGCATTAGTTTTCATATTTATATAAATCTCCCTTGCCTACATATTACAAGTAAATTGCAATAAATTCAAATAAAATAGTAATTTATTACAATTTAACCGTTGACACTACGATTAAAATGGAGTAATGTGTAGTTACAAACAGAAAGGAGAGATAAATAGATGTCAGAAAAGGATGTAAGAATCTCTTACATGGCGGCCAGAAGCAACGCAAAATTAAGTAGAGAATCAGCTGCAAAACAACTAAACATCAGTGTATTCACGCTCGCAAACTATGAAACAGGTAAGACTATTCCTGATTGGGACAAGCATTATGCGATGGCAGAGTTGTACAATTTACCACCCGAAATGTTGTGTCCACCACAGAAATAGTTTTTATTTGGCAATTTGCTACGATTTAATCGTAATTGCAAGAAAAGGATGGTGGTAAAACATTGAACAGATTAAACAAACCGATTTAGATTCACTCAACTTCCTTGCACTCAAGGCGATAACTGAAATGAAAAAGAATCCAGAGTACAAGGCACGATTTGAAGATTGGAAAAGAAAAAAAGCACAAGCCGCTTCGAAGGGTAGCAAGTGCTCAAGTGATGATTAAATTCATCACTTCCATTTTAACAGAAAAGGAAGGTAAAAGAAAATGGAAAGAATTTTAATTACAAGACATCCAGCGTTAGCACAATTTTTAACACAACAAGGAATCAAGTTTGACAAAATCATCGACCACGCAACTGCAGAAGATGTTAAAGGCAAAGACGTCTATGGTGTATTACCACTACATCTAGCAGCATTAGCAAACACAATCACATCCGTTGATTTGAACTTGCCAGCTGAAATGCGTGGTAAAGAATTAACCATTGCAGATGTTGGTGAATACTTCAACAGTTTAACAACTTACAAAGTGCAAAAAATTGAAGGCACTAACGAAATCTAGGGGGGGAAGAAAAATGATTAAGTTAAACGCAACAGAGAATAACGTTGAAGTACGTATTGAAGGAAACGCAGTAGACATCTCCAGAGAATTAAATGCTTTGCTAAAGAGTATCAAAGACGATAAGCAGCTAAGAGAAGCCTTTACAGTTGCACTCATTGTTGGCGATATCTCCGAAGAAGAGAGTGAAGAGAGCGAAGAGAACATTGATGATCCTGACAGCATGGAAGATTTCATCAAGAAGATGTTTGGGGGCAACGGCAATGAAAACTTCATGTCTTAAAGAAAACCTATTCAAGATTGCGCTATTCGGTATGTATGCATGCATGTTTGTAACAGTATTCCTACACGTTGTAGGAATCGATTTATAGGAGAAGGGATGATGAAAGGATACAAAGTTTTCAATCCAAATTGGACCTGTTTAGATTTCCATTACAAAGTTGGAATGGGTTATGAAATGGATGGACTTCCTATGTGTTGTGTTACAGGTTTCCATTTCTGCATAAATTTAGCAGAGTGCTTCAATTATTACAGTTTCAATTCCCAAAATAAGGTGGCTGAAATTGAAGCATACGGTGAAATTGATACCAATGATAATAGAAAATACTGCACGAATAAAATAAAAATCGTTCGTGAACTATCTTGGGAAGAAGTCCTGAAACTTGCAAACACAGGAATGAATAATAATGGCTACGCTAATACCGGTGACAAAAATGATGGAAACGGCAACGTTGGCAATTCAAATGTAGGCAGTGGAAACACAGGTTGCCGTAACAACGGAAGATTCAATTCAGAAAGTTTTAACATTGGCGACGCAAACACAGGATCACACAATACGGGATGTGGCAATACTGGCAATTACAACACTGGAAATCATAATACTGGATATGGAAATATCGGTGATGGAAATACAGGAAATTTCAATTATGGAGATGAAAATGTAGGAGATTGGAACAGTTCTAATCGTTCGACTGGAGTATTTAATACAGACGAAAAAGAACCAAAAATCTTTATGTTCAACAAGCCATCTAATATGACTTTATGGGATTGGCAAACATGTGAAGCAAAATACATTATGAACTATTGCCCACATAATTTTGTTGAGTGGATACCTGAATATTGCATGTCTAGCAAAGAGAAAAAAGAAAACCCATCTTACAAGACGACAGGTGGGTATTTAAAAACAATAAAACCTAAGCGTTCTCCGCAATTTTGGTGGAACAATTTGCCACAGATGAAAAAGAACATCGTTATGAGTCTGCCAAACTTTGACGCAGACATATTCATGCAAATTACAAATATCGATGTGAGAAAGAAAGGTAAAAGATAATGAACAAATTAAAAGGACTAGCAGCTACATTTTGCTGTAGCAACAATAAGAACTTAATTATATCTAACCAAGTTAGCAATCACTTCTTGATTACACTTGGTTCTCCAAATGAAGGATATACAACAGTAACAGTACCAAAGGAAGAATTTATGCAAGCAATCATTACATTAGCAAATGAAATGCACATCGAAAAGGAAGAAGGAGAAGAAACAAACAATGAGTGAACAAGACACATTATTCATGGACGCTTCATTACATCCAGAACAAAAAGAATCAATCAAAATAAATAGTTTAGAGTTAGAAAACGTGAAACGCGTTAAGGCAGTTAAATTAGAGCCTACAAAGAACGGACTAACGGTTGTTGGGGGAAAGAACAATCAAGGCAAAACAAGCGTGCTAGACGCTATTGCATGGGCTTTAGGTGGTGCAAAATACAAGCCATCACAAGCACAACGAGAAGGAAGTCTAGTCGAACCACAATTACATATTGAATTATCAAATGGAATGGTGGTTGAACGCATGGGCAAGAATGGAACATTAAAGGTAACAGACCCGAGTGGACAGAAGGGAAATCAATCGTTACTAGATGGTTTCATTTCTCAATTTGCGTTGGACTTACCGAAGTTCATGGAAGCCGATAAAAATACTAAAGCAAAAATTTTATTACAAATCATTGGCGTAGGTGATAAGTTATCAGTTTTCGATAAGCAAGAATCTGAACTATATAACCGTCGTACAGAAATCGGTCGTATTGCAGACCAAAAGAAAAAGTATGCTGACGAAATGGTCCAGTGGGATGGAGTTCCAGAAGAAATCGTAAGCGCTGCTGAACTCATCCAACAGCAACAAGAAATCTTGGCAAGAAATGGAAGAAACCAAGAACTACGCAATCAGGTGAAGAATCTTGAAGCACAGAAAACATTGTTAGAGCAACGCATTGAAGAAGCACAAAAGGCGTTGAATGCAATGCACGAACAATTTGCAAAGTTGATGGAGAAGTTGTCAATTGCAAATACAAATGCGAAAGACTTGCAGGATGAATCAACTGCAGAACTTGAAGAAAGCATTGCAAATATTGATTCAACCAATGCGAAAGTACGTGACAACTTAAACAAACAACGTGCTCAAGAAGAAGCCGATGAGTACAAGCGTCAATATGGAGATTTAACAACACAGATTGAAGAAGTACGCAAGTCACGTATGGAACTTCTGAACGGCGTTGAAATGCCATTGGATGACTTATCTATACAAGATGGAGAACTAATTTATAAAGGACAAAAGTGGGATAACATGTCCGGTTCAGACCAGTTAAAAGTTGCAACTGCCATTGTACGTAAGACCAATCCGCAATGTGGCTTCGTACTCTTAGACAAACTCGAGCAGATGGACATCGATACCATGAACGAGTTTGGTAAGTGGTTGCAAGATAACAACTTACAAGCAATCGCAACACGTGTATCAACTGGTGATGAGTGTTCAATCTTCATCGAAGATGGTTATTCAGTTGATAAGGAAGGTAATAAGACTGCAGATACATTCGAGAAACCAGCAGAAGCAAATAAGAAGGAGTGGTTTTAATGGGTAAATATTCAGTGAGTAAAGGTATTCAGTTCGGAAAGGGAATCAAAACACTTATCTATGGTGTAGAAGGTGTAGGTAAATCAACACTAGCAAGTAAGTTCCCTAAAGCGGTTTTCTTAGATACAGAAGGTAGTACAGACAAGTACAACTTTGTAGAACGTTATCCAACACCAACGAGTATTGCAATGTTAGTTGATGAATGTAACGACATCGCAACAAGCGGCGAATATCAAACGATTGTTATTGATACATTCGATAAAGTTGAGCAAATGATTGCCGATGAATTATGTGCAAAGAATAACAAGCAGTCGCTAGAAGATTTTGGATATGGTGCAGGTTATTCAGAGTTGGATGAACGAGTAGGAAAGCTGCTTAACTTCTTCCAAGATTTAGTTAATAAAGGTATCAACATTACAATTCTTGCACATGCAAAAACAAAGAACTTCGATAGTCCATTAGGTGATGGAAGTTACACACGTTATGAATTGAAACTTGGTGCAAAGACAACACAACGTACTGCTTCATTCTTAAAGGAATGGGCTGACATGATTCTGTTCTGTAATTACAAAGTACAGGTAATTGAAAACAAGGATAAGAAGAAACATGGCTATGGTGGCGAGCGTTGTATGTACACAACACATTCACCGGCTTATGACGCTAAAAATCGTTTTGGTTTAGACAACGAATTACCACTTGATTTCAAGTCAATTGAACACATCTTCAAAATGAATCAAGTACAAGGTGGCAAGTTAGAACCGAAGAATGAACAACCAGTGGAAGTCGAACTCATGTCGCTTGGTGATGGCAAGGCAGCTATCCAGGCTAAGCCTACGGAAGAATTAAACGTTACGACAGTATATCAAGCACAGGCTTACACAGAAGAAGAATTAAAGCAGCTTGAAATCTTACCGAAAGCATTAGTCGATTTAATGAAGGCTGACAATGTTAAACCGTCAGAAATCATGGACTTTACAGTATCAAAGGGAATCGTGACAAAGAACACACCATTAAGCAATTACCCTAAAGAATACTTAGAGTTCCTAACAACCAAGTGGGATGAACCACTAAACTACATCAAAACTCAAAGAGAGTTGCCATATTAAAAACAGAAAAGGGAGAAAAATAAAATGAGCGAATTAAATACAACAAACACATACGAAGGTGCATTAGATTGGAACAGTGAAATTAAAGAAACATACCTTGATTTACCAGACGGAACATACGACTACAAGGTTGTTGAGTTAGAACGTGGACATTATGAACCTAAGCCAACAAGCAAAATTAAAGAGCCATGTCCACAAGTAAAAGTATATGTTGAAATCAAAGATCCAAACGGAAGTGACCAAAAGGTTAAGGTAAATTCATTACTTATCTTACACACACGTACTAAAGGCTTGCTATGCAACTTCTTTAGAAGTATCGGTTTAATGAAGAAGGATGAACCATTAAAGATGGATTGGAACGTTATCGGCAAGACTGGCAAATTATCTCTTTCACATAACGAAAAGGGTTATATGCAGATTGATAAGTTCCTTCCACAGGAAGAAGAAACCACTCAAAAATCTAGTTGGTTTTAATGGCTGAAATAAAGTTACGAGATTATCAGGAAGAAGCAGTAGAGTCCATTTTCAGTGAATGGCAGAAAGGAAACAGTCGCACCTTGTTGGTATTGCCAACAGGGTGCGGTTAATATGGAAAAACTATTGTTTTCTCCAAAGTGATTGAACGTTGTGTTGAAAATGGTGAGCGAGTATTAGTGCTTGCACATCGTGGAGAATTGTTAGACCAGGCAAGTGACAAGCTGCAAAAAACAACAGGTCTACAAACTGCATTAGAAAAAGCACAAAGTACATCCGTAGGAACATGGAATCGAGTGGTAGTTGCAAGTGTTCAGACATTACAACAAGAAAAACGTTTATCACAATTCAGTAAAGATTATTTTGACACCATCGTTATCGATGAAGCACATCACAGTGTTACTGGTGGTTATCAAACAATCATCAATTACTTTGATAAAGCAAAGATACTCGGAGTTACCGCAACTGCTGATAGAGCAGATAACAGAAAACTTGGAGAAGTATTCCAATCCGTTGCTTATGAATACTCATTAGCAACTGCAATACGCAAAGGGTACTTGTCAAAAATCATGGTACAAACGATTCCGTTAGAAATTGATTTAAAAGGGATTGAAGTACAAGCAGGTGATTATAGTGCAAGTAGCGTAGGAACTGCATTAGACCCTTATTTAGACCAGATTGCAGACAAGATGATGGAATATTGCAAGGGAAGAAAAACGCTTGTATTCTTGCCACTTATAGCAACTAGCAAGAAGTTTACACAGTTACTAATACAACGTGGTTTCAGGGCACATGAAGTCAATGGACAAAGTGAAGATAGAGAAGAAACAAAAGAGAAGTTTGCTAAGGGTGAATATGATGTAATTTGCAACTCTATGCTTTGGACAGAAGGTTTCGACGAACCATCCATTGATTGTGTAATCATGCTTAGACCTACAAAGGTTAGAAGTTTATATGCACAAGCAGTGGGCCGTGGAACTAGATTATTCAATGGTAAAAAAGAACTGCTGATACTCGACTTCTTATGGCTGACTGACAGATTAGATTTATGCAGACCAGCAAATATCATTTGTAGAACTCCAGATGTTGCAAAGAAGATGACTGACAACATCAACGAAAGTGGAGAACTGGTGGACTTATTAGAAGCTGAAACACAAGCAGAAAGTGATGTTGTTGCTGAACGTGAAGAAGCACTTGCTAGAGAATTGGAAGCAATGCGTAAGAAGAAGTCAAGACTTGTAGATCCGTTGCAATATGAAATGAGCATACAAGATAAAGACTTAATCAACTACGTACCGCAGCTTGGATGGGAATGCTTACCACCAACAGAAAAGCAAATAAAGACTTTGAGTGAATATGGAATTTCCTTCGACATGATTGAAACGCAAGGAAAAGCAAACCTACTTCTAAACAAGATTGCAAATAGAAGAAGTGCAGGATTGAGTTCTCCAAAGCAAATCAGATTATTAGAAAGATATGGTTTCAAACATGTAGGCATGTGGACTATGGATGAAGCAAACAAGATGATTAGTCGCATATCTTACAGTGGATGGAGAGTTCCACAAGGAATCAATCCATCAACATACCTACCAAGTTCTCTGGAAGGACAAGAATTATGAGAAGAGAAGAAAGGATAAAGCGTGAAATAAACCAACAATTCAAAAGACTACGCATGATTGACGACGCAATAACTGGCACTATGACAAAATTTGATGAAGTGCAAGAACCATATTTGCATGCAATCATGCGTCTTTGTTTTGAAAGGGGTAAACTCTATCAATTATTTGAGAGAGAAATAAACGAAAGAAAAATGAATAATGAACACTCATGAATATATACGCAAAACAGAAGTTTTGAAGCTGATTCAGGATTACATGAAGAATGTTCCACACTCTCACTTAGAGTGCCTTAAAACGCTTGAAAACAGGCTCTACAAGGTATCTCCAGTAAGAGTATCAGAGATAGTCGAACATTTGGAACGTGAGAACTTAGGATTGCATGCAAAGAACGATAATTTGGAACGCAAAATGCAATACAAGTTGGATCACTACACAGATGACAATAAGGTGGCTGATAAGTAATGGGTTATATCGAAAACAAAACATTTACTACCATTGGTGCTTCAAACCATTCTGAAAGAATACGACCTAATGAAGATTATTATGCAACTGATCCAAAAGCAGTTGAACTTCTATTAGAAAATGAAACATTCAATCATTCAATTTGGGAATGTGCATGTGGTGAAGGACATATTGCAAAAGTCTTAGAAAGCAATGGCTACCATGTTATATCTACAGATTTAATAGACCGTGGATATGGTACTGGTGGTATCGACTTCTTAAAGCAAACAGAAAATAGGGGGGGAATTGCAGTGACATTGTTACCAATCCACCTTACAAACTTGCATTAGAGTTCGCTCAACATGCATTAGAGATTGTTGAAGAAGGCAACAAGGTTGCAATGTTCTTGAAACTGACATTTTTAGAAGGACAGAAGAGAAAACAATTCTTCTTAAAATATCCACCAAAGAGAATATACGTATTCAGTAAAAGAATGTTATGTGCAATCAACGGGCAATTCAAACCAGGCGAAGGAAGTGCAATCGCTTTTGCTTGGTATATATGGGAAAAGGGCTACAAAGGAAAGCCTACAATAGATTGGATAAACTAATGGAAATAAAAGATTTAACATTTATTGACCTATTCGCTGGTGTAGGAATGGCACGTATGGGGATGGAACAAGCAGGATTCAAATGCGTGTACACTTGTGAGTTCGATAAACACAAAAGAAAGGAATATGAAATCATACATGGAAACATACCAGAAGGATGTGACATCCGAGATGTACGAGCAGCTGACATTCCAAGAGCAAATGTTTGGTTCTTTGGTGCACCCTGTCAAGACTTCTCACTCGCAGGACTTAGAAAAGGACTGGGGGGGGATAAATCAAGCCTTATCGGTGAAGTCTTTAGGCTTATCGAAGAAAAAGCAGAAGATAAACCCGAATGGTTGGTCTATGAAAACGTTAAGGGAATGTTATCAAGCAATAACGGATGGGACTTCTTATCCATACTTCTTGCAATGGATAGATTGGGGTATGACATCGAATGGCAGACTCTCAACACAAAAGATTTTGGAATCCCGCAGAATAGGGAAAGAGTGTACACTATCGGACATCTTAGAACCAGTGGTAGCAAGCAAATACTACCTATCACAAGCACAGATGGAAAGGATAGTAATACAAAAATAAACATAGTTGGCTCAACTGATCCAAACAAAAAAATACAACAACGAAAATACATTTATGGTGATGATGGCTTAATGGGTTGCCTTACTGCAACTGATTATAAAGAACCGAAAATCGTGCAGATTGGAAGATTAAGTGATAGCAATAGAGAAAACTCTAGTCGCTACAGAGTTTATGGGACGGATGGTTTATCACCTTGTCTAAGCACAATGCAAGGTGGTGGCTTGCAACCACATGTGTTAGTGAAATCTGCTACAAAATGTGGATATGAAGTTGCAACACTTGGTGATAGAATCAACTTTGCATATCCTAATTCAAAATTAAGACGTGGACGAGTAGGAAAAGGATGTGCACAAACATTAGATAGATCATGCAATCAAGGTGTAATCGTCAAAGCATGCATTACACCAGATAGGATAGAGAAAAGACAGAATGGCAGACGTTTCAAAGAAGATGGAGAGCCAATGTTTACTCTAACAAAGCAAGATATACACGGTGTATTTATCCAGGATGGAGAAGAATACATTATTCGTAAACTAACACCAAAGGAATGCATGCGACTTCAGGGTGTGCCTGATGAATATACCGACAAACTAATACAAGCAGGTATATCAGACAGTCAAATTTATAAAGCAGCTGGTGACGGATTGTCCGTACCAATAGCAAAAGAAATAGGCGAAAGGATAAGGAAAACTTATGAAGAAAATAATTAAAGCATTAGCATTAGTAACACTATTAGTTACAACAGGATGTACACAAGCGGATACTGTAAGACACAACCTTACAGAAAACGCAGATAGTTTTAGTATTACAAGACGTATTACTGTGTTTAACACACGTACTGACAAAGTCTTAATGCAGATGACAGGTGTAATGAGTATCAAAACAGATTCAGATACAAAGGAATTGAATGTACTTGTAAAAGATGGCGAAACGTACTACAAGCACATCATTTACCTAAACGATGACACAACATACGTTATGGAAGATATTGGCGGTGCTGATGTATCACGTTCAGCATACGAAATTCATTTCTTACCAGAAGTATTACAAAGCGGACTGCTAGATGTAAAGGTGGATAAATAATATGAAGAAAACAACTAACACAAAAGCAGAAGAAAAGACAACAAAGACATCATTACTAAAACCATTCCCTTTTGTTGAGAATGAAAAATATTTATTGAAATTAAAAAATGGTGAATATATTGCTGCACGTTGGTCGTACGGAAAATTCGTTTTAGATTATGAGTTAAACTGTTCGGCTGAATTTATCGAAGAAGATATTGAAAGCCTTATTGCTTTAAAGGACTTAGGGCTATGAAAGTTATATTAAATAAACGTTATGGCGGTTTCGGCGTATCGCAAGAAGCGTATGAATTGTATGCAAAGAAAAAAGGTATAGAACTATTCGCATATAAGTTGGAATTTAAAAACGATAAACCAGTATATAAGAAAACTGATACAGGCAGTTCAATATTCACTATCAATTTTACAAAAGACTTTGGAGATTATATTGATTTATCTAATGATAATTTCAGCGAATATTGCTTGAATTTACGCAACAATCATAGAGAAGATCTAGTATTGATAGAAGTTGTTGAAGAACTTGGTGAGAGAGCAAACAGTCCTTTTTCTAAACTTGTTGTCGTCGATATTCCAGACGGTATGGAATACGAAATTGACGAATATGATGGTTTAGAAACGTTACACCAGAAAGTTAAGAAATGGTAAAGAATATGAAGAACAAAGAAAAATATGATTTGAACACATTAAAAATAGACTGGACACCATTGATGTTTAAGAAAAGACTTTTTACTGTAAAAGTCAAACGTGATGATAGCATTATTTTTTCAAAGAAAATGAAGCCAAGTGAAACTGGTACAAGTGCATATAATGCATGGTTAGAAGCAGAATATAAACCACCCGTTCTTGATGATGTTGAAAAGGCTTATTTATCTGCGGTAATAAAGCCATTTAGGGAAAAAGTGGGACACATTAAGAAAATAGATTGTGGAAAAAAAGAATTTTTAAAAATTTACTTGGAAGATGATAATATCCCATTTCCATTCTTTACAAAAGGCACAATGTACAAAGGCATGGAATGCGAAAAAGAATACACCTTAGAGGAACTTGGGTTATGAATAAATATCAACAGGCATTGAATAACTGCGTAAATAGATGGGCACCGGCTGCAGATTGGAATTTATTGAAGGGATTGGTGGAACGTGCTACACCAAAGAAGCCTGAAATCACAATTTATAACGGTTTATGTCCTAATTGTCATCAAGCGTTTGGGCTAGAACGAACAAAAGAAGCAATGATTAGACCGCGTTGGTTTAGTTTCTGCCCGTATTGTGGACAAGCACTAGATTGGAGTGAAGAAGAATGAATCATAAAGAAATCATTGATACATATAAGCAAGCCATAGAAACGTATGGCGAAAGAGCACAGAAACTAATGGCTATCGAAGAAATGAGTGAACTCACAAAAGAAATCTGTAAGGACTTTAGGGGGAAACTCAACCGAGAACACTTAATCGAAGAAATTATTGATGTAATAATTACCATCGATCAACTAATAATGATGTATGAAATTAGTAAAGAAGAAATCGTTTCAATGTGTATAAGGAAGATAAATCGATTAAAAGAAAGGTTGGAAAAGCAGAATGATGAAATCAAGTGATGTAAACAAAGTGAATAGAATGCTTGGTGAAATAGTTAATTTAAACTACAGGATTGAAACTGTAGAACGTTTTAAAAGTGATAAATTATGTGCTGAAATTTCATGTGAAAGTAAGCGTTTATGTTTTGGCCAAGATTTTTCCAAAGAAATATTTGATGTAATTATTCAAAAACTTAATTCCGAAAAAGAAGAATACATCAAAAAGTTAGCAGAACTTGGAGTCGAGTATGTAGAATGACAGGAATTTTAATCATCATTTACATAATCGTTATCGTTGGAGCATTTACGTTAAATCACGAGATAGAAAGGGATAGTAACAATGGTATGGAAAGTAGTAACAGTAGTAATCGTATGGGCGATGTTCGCAGTGGTATGTCTGATATTCAATTATGCATGCCACGAAAAGAACAAGTAAATCATCCCAATCATTACAATCAAGGACAGTATGAATGCATTGCAGTAATGGAAAGCATTTATGGAATCGAAGCTACAATGAATTTCTGCTTATTATGTGCATTCAAATACACTTGGAGAACAAATGATAAAGATGGTATCCAAGACATCGATAAGGCAATCTGGCATTTAAAGAAGTACAAAGAGCTGCAGGAAAGAAGTCAAAAACAATGATTGTCGTATATGAAGATTCAATCGGAAAAGAAACAGAGTTCTTTCCAGAATCATACGTAAAGTTGAAAGATGTTTTGAGAATCATAAACAAGGAAAAAATGTTTGTTGAAAAAGTCAAAAATCATACATACGAAAAAGCGGTCGAATATGAGTGCATAGGAAAAATCAAAGTACTCAATACGATTGCTCAACAAGTCATAGATTTAAAAATCAGTGAAGATACATTAAGAAAGGAGTTAAACAATGATTTTTGCAATAGTTAGTTTATTTGTATTAGCATTCATTGAAATGCTTGCAATCGGAAGTTTACAAAATCGACTTGTAAGATTGGAGAAAGTAGTGCTTGCGTTATCAATGGTTACACAGTTTGATGATAAATTTACAAAACTCTTTAAGGATGAAGAATAATGGCAGATATTGAAGAAATCAAAGAAGCCTTGCAATACATTGATCCAGCCCGTTTAGATTATTCTGAATGGTTACAAGTTGGTATGGCACTAAAAGACGCTGGAGCAACTTGTGATATATGGGATAGTTGGTCCAAGCGTGATAGTGCCAGATATGTGCAAGGCGAAACTTGGAATAAGTGGGTAAGTTTCCAAGATTCTGGAATAACAGAAAAAACACTATTCAAAATGGCAGTAGACAGCGGCTACAAAAACAGTCCCGATTATGGCGGACACGCTTTAAATTGGAACGATGAAATTTACGATGTTGATTATGTTGTTGATAGGTCGTGGCTAGAACGTGACGACATCAAGTTTCCTAATAAGGCTACCTGGCAACCAATCAAAGAAATCGAAACGTATTTAACAACGTTATTCAACAATGACGACCATGTGGGATATTGTGTAAAGTCACGTGAGTTAGAAAATGGAAAGATGATTCCATACGATAGTGGTAATTACAGTAGAACATGCGGGCAGCTTTTAGAAGAATTACACAAGACAAAAGACATTGGTGCTACGTTCGGTGATTACAACGCTAAAGCAGGTGCTTGGATCAGATTCAATCCACTGGATGGTACAGGTGTAAAGGACAAAAACGTATCGGAATATCGTTATGCACTGATTGAAAGCGACAACATGGATATCGGTGTACAAAGTGCATTGCTTCGCAAATTGGAATTACCAATTGCAGTTATGATGTACAGTGGAAACAAGTCAATCCATGCAATCGTAAGAGTAGACGCGTTAAATGAAATTCAATACAAGAAACGTGTTGATTATTTATATGGTATTTGCAAAAAGAATGGTTTTGATTTGGATAAGGCAAACAAAAACCCTAGTAGATTATCACGTTTCCCAGGCTTTGAGAGAAACGGCAATTATCAATTCATTATCGATACAAACATCGGTAAAGGCTCATGGGAAGAATGGGAAGAATATATTGAAGATATATCAGATAATCTACCAGAATTTGAGAACCTTGAAACGCTATTACAAAACCCACCACAATTAGCAGATGAATTGATTGAAGGCGTACTTAGAACAGGTCACAAAATGCTTATCAGCGGTGCTAGTAAGACCAGTAAATCATTCATGCTGATTGAGTTAGCGTATGCAATCGCAGAAGGTATGAATTGGATGGGTAAACGTTGTAAGCAAGGCAAAGTCTTATACGTCAATCTGGAAGTCGATAGAGCGTCATGTATCAATCGTATCAGCGAAGTATATAAAGCGTTTGGAATGAACGTAGGAAACCATGCAAACAACATCGATATATGGAATTTACGTGGACATGCTACAACGATGGAAAGACTTGCACCGAAACTCATTAGACGATGTGAGAAACAAGGCTACATTGCAGTTATCATAGATCCCATTTACAAGGTTATGAATGGTGATGAAAACAAGGCTGGAGATATGGCTGCGTTCTGCAACCAGTTCGACGCTATTGCCAATGCACTGAATTGCAGTGTTATTTATTGCCATCACTTCTCTAAGGGTTTCCAAGGTGGTAAGAAGTCCATCGATAGAGCAAGTGGTTCTGGTGTATTCGCACGTGATCCAGACGCTATTCTTACTGTAACGGAACTGGATGTACCAGAAAGCCTAGTAGAAGCCCATGGAATACCACTTAGAATCGAGTACACATTAAGAGAATTTAAACCACTAGAGCCGACTGATATTTGGAACAGATATCCAATCCATTATGTGGATAATGACGGAATTTTAAGCGAATATGAACCAGAAAGTGCAGCCGTATTCAACCAGAAAAACATCTCCAGTTTTAATGCAAAACGTCAAAATTCAACCATCGTAAAGTTGGAAAGTGCATACCAAACACTAGCAGAAAAGGTAGAAAATGGCGAAGTTGAATACGTAAAAACAAGTGAAATGGCGAAGTTATATGGTGGTACTTATGCAGAAAATAAGAACGCATTTAAGAAATTATTGAAGAAAAATGGTTTTGAAATCGTTTCACATGGTAGCGGTATTGAGGGTGAAAGCCTGGCTTCCGAAGTCATTAAAGCAGATATTACCAACGATGAAGATGATGAAGTATGGTGATATTAGATAGGGGGTACTACAGTAATTACCCCCTTGTAATACCCCCTAGTAGGTAATGTGTATTACCCCCTAATTACCCCCTAGGGAGTAGGTAATACGAGAATTTATCGTATTACCTAGGGGGGGGATAATACGCTTATATATTATTCGGTCGTATACTCCCTACCTGCGTAGTCGTCACCACCCCAATATCACGGGTTATAACTTCCCGTGAATATAGGGTGGACTAACGACTAAGGGGCGAACTGTACCCACACCAAAAAATGATTAAAAGTTTAAAAATTAAAAAAATTCACAAATAAAAAATTTTGATGAAAGGATAGAAAAAAAGTTTTATGATTAAAGATGAAAGTGGTACAAAGTTTCATGCTGCTTTCTTTGTTCCGATGAAACGTGTTCCGACTTCCACCGCCCAAGAAAAAAAGTTCAACAAGAAAACTGGTGCGGTGTATTTGGACGAAAGAGCACAGAAAGCAAAAAGAGATATCGATTCAGCACTGGCTCAATTTGATAGACTCATTCCAGTTAAACTTGAAGTGCCTTCTCAAGAAGAAGTCGACCTGGCAAATAGCCTAGATACCAAAGTAGAAACAAAAGTACACCGTGGCTTGCAAGGTGCAGTCAAGTTACAAACTATCTGGTGCTTTCCAGAAGGTGACAGTATCGAGCAGAAGGATGGCAAGCCAAAAACAACCAAACCGGATACGGATAATCTCATCAAGCAATTCAAGGATGTTATGGCTCAACGTGGTTGGTTTAACAAAGGCGACCAACAAGTAGCCGATGAACAGACCATCAAGATCCATTCAAAGACTACAGGTGTTTATGTGGATATTAGAGAAATTTAACAGAAAGGAAAAAAATTTTATGTGTAAAGTTTTGACTCAAGATAAATTACGATTGATTGATGTTTCTAATATGGGCATTTTCATCGAAGAAAATGAAGAAGGTGACGGCTTCAACATCTCAATTTTGGGATTGTTCAACCGTTCAGTCATACTTGGTACTTACAGAACGGAAGAATATGCAAAAAAAATTTTGGAATTGATGGCAGTATGCCTTGGCACTAACGGCTATTACAAAATGCCAGAAATTGACAGTAAATCAGAATAGCAACCTTGCCAAAGGTGCTAATATTCGATTTAAGGCTCAAAACAGAGCGATACAGGCGTTTCTTTGAAGAGAATGATAAAATACTCATCTCAGTAAAAACATCGCTTTAAATCGCTTACCTTGTATCGTAGAAAGGAAATGTATGATAAGAGATTTTAGAAAAATTCAGACCGATATCAACCAGCTTCCTGACAACAAGTTTCTCTCTACTCGTTATGCTTTACCAAATATCAAACAGTGCTACGTTGCAATCCGCAGAAAGAACCCTACCAAAAAGTTACTTGCGTTTTACAACCCAGAAATAAATTGCTGGACTTCTTATCCATCCCAGTTAAACCAGTACGATGACATCATTGCCTTTGCCAAAGTTCCGTATTGCCAGAATGGAGAAGTACAAGACCTAATCAACTTGTACGATATGGCTTAGTGCCTTTTCAAAAGGGAGATAAACCACATAACAAAGACAAGTTTGGCAAGGATGGATATACCCACAGGGGAAGGACCGCAAGAAATTATCTTATGAAAAAATTAGACATGGAACTGGAAGAACGTGGTATGAAAGAAATCTCAAAAACAAAAGGTGGAGAAAATCTTAAACTTGCACAGAAAGATAAAGAACTCAATGCAGCAGTTTCCGCAGTTCTTAGTAATTATCTGGAACTACTGGACAAAAAACCGGTTCAAACCCCAGAAGAATGTGCAGATAGATTAAATCAGTTCTTTACAAAATGTGCAGAACGTGGTCAACTAGCAACCATTGAATCAATGGCTCTTGAGTTAGGCATGACTAACCAACAAATGAATACATGGATTGCTGATAAAACAAAGGGCGATGTCATTGCATTAATGTTACAAAAGGCTAAGCAAATCATAGCTGCACAAGACGCAGAACTGGCCTTGCGTAATCGGCTCAATCCGGTTTTGTATATCTTTAGATCCAAGAACTTCTATGGAATGGTGGATAAGAGAGAGATTATCAACAATAGACCAGAAAATGAACTGGATAAGAAGTCAAAGGCAGAACTGGAAGATAGATATGCTGATATCATCGATATCGATTCAGAAAATGAAGAATAAAAATCGCAGAAAGGGCAGAAAGTCGCAGAAAGAAGGCTTTTGCCTTTTTTCTTTTTAGCCTGGTAGTGCAGCTTATTTATACTAACGATATGGATGGCGTTTATCGTTGTGTTATAACCTTCTGGAGCGTGCGTATTTAAAGCGATTTAATCACGGATGGTATAATTATCATCCAAACATAAACACGTCTAAAACACGCTAAAAAAGGCATTGTATGAAGTGCCTTAAAAGTAAGCCGCGTAATGATAATAAAAAAACCTACTAGCGTTTTAGTAGGTTAGTTATAAATCCGTGTTTTTGATTTTCTTCACATAAGTTTTTTATTTCTGAATCGGTATAATATCGTGCCTTTATTAGTGTTTCGTTTCCAGCGTCGTCCTGATATATTCCATGATATAGCGGTGGTGTTTTTTCTGGGTAATGTTCTAAAATGATTCTATATTGCATTTTTGATTTACATCTAAAACATAAGCGTGCACTATTTGACTTGATTGCGTTTGAGACGTATTTAACTATAGGGTATTGAGTGGATAAAATTAAATGGATATTACATGCACGACCTAAAGAGGCTATGCGTTCAATTGTCTGCATTAGTCGCTTGTTCTGTTCTATCAGTTCTGCAAACTCATCAATGACTAGCAATATAGGAACTTCGTCGCTTTGACGTTGTTCGAGTTTATCCATTTTCTTATATCTGGATTCCATCAAGTCATATATATTTTGTATTATGTTTTCTGCTTGTTCTGTATTTTTTGCAATCGGCAAAAGTAAATTATTGATGTTCTTGTAAAAAGATAACTCTATACGTTTTGGGTCAATTAGGGCTAATTTAAAGCCTTGTTCCATCGCTGATAATATTAATGCGTGAATGGCTACACTTTTACCACTTCCCGAACTCCCTGCAATTAGTAAATGAGTGTTTAGTTCGATTGTCTGGTTGTCATTTATTTGTAAATTCATTTTGTTGTTTTTCCTTTCATAAAAGGCGGGTTAACCGCCTTATTCTTCATCTTCCTTTAGCGTGAATGTTCCAAAATTGCCATCATCATAATCGATTATGTCAATTTCTGAATCATCAAACCATTCTGAACCATCATATAATTGTATTTCGTGATAATAGCCTATTTCATCGGTGATATGTTTCATGATTACTGAGTAAGGCGGGCTTATTTTTTCGATTGCTTTATCAAGATATTCACAATATAAGTCGTTTTCGTCGATATCTTCGCTCTGTTCGGCGATTTCTTCGGCTTGCTTTCTTAATGCGTCGGTGTCAATTTTTCCATAGTCAATACATGCTTTTTCGTAAATGTCAAACTCTTTCATATAGTTATCTTCGTATGAGCGAGCTTCGTTCAAAAGGTCGTGCACTGCAGAAGATCCAGCCCAAGCATAGGCTACTTTATCGAAAATCTTTATATGTTGTGTATCTCTTGCTATGAATCTAATGCCATCTATTATCTTTTTGTTTGTCATTTTTTTACCCTTCTTTCTTATTATTTTTTACTTGTACATTGATAATAAATAAATTAATCAATTTTTTTAGTTCTGTATCTGGTCTTGAAATTCTGCTATTTATAATTTCCTGCGCTTTTTCTTCGTATTCTTGGCATAAATCATAATCGGCCTGAATATTTCCAAATGGATCATTACCCATAACGATTATGAATTTTCCAAATTCGTATATATCCGCTCCTTTTCCTTCTCTTCTTAACGTGTAAGCGATAGGGTGCTCATAATTAAGTAGTGCTTGAAGTCTATTGTTTCCTACTTTTATAATTTTATCGCATTGTTCTATAACTTCTTTTTTTGTTGTTTTAAATATCATTTTTGGGTTCTCTCTTTCTATTTTTTGATTATCTTTAGTTTCCAGTTTGCTTTCATAAATAGCTTAACCGTTTCATTTAATAATTCATTTTTTGACTTTTCTGATAACTGTTTTTTATCGACTTGAGGGCCTGAATAATTGCGAGTAATTAAATAGTATATTGTTGGATTGTACTTGCCTGATTCATTATCTTTTAGATCTCTTACATAGGTTTGAATTGAGCCGCTTGCATGCTGTTCAATTTCCAGCGTTTCACCTTTTTTATTTGGCTTCGTACATTTGTACCATTTAACCGCTCCGGTTGAATAATGTGATTCTTCTTCTAAGTATTTAAGATAGTTCATAATGTTTACTCCTTTAGCCGTAACGGCTTCCTTTTAATTACATATATATAATAGCACATATATATAATAAGTAAATACATATATGTAATTATTTTAATGAATTTATTATTATTTTTAATTATTTATATGTAATTATGAAAACTTTTTCATACTGTAATTTTTATGTGCATATTAAAAACAACATCAGATAATCACGTCTAATATGTTGCGTTAGTGGTTCTTGATAAATTGTGATTGTGTTCTAACGTTCAGCGATTGCGTGCGTTGAATGTTCTAATTGCTTAACAATAGCGATGGAAGGTGAACGGTACACCCCACCCCCCTATACCAGGCTATGCAACGGCGGGCTAACCCCATATCCACCCAAGAATTTTTAAAAGGCTATTACAAATATGTATTGACATCCCCCAAAGTAGTGTTATTATATGAATGTAATTACAGGGAGAAATTAAATATGAAAATGACAGAACAGGAAATGATTATCAAAGGTTTAACTGAGCGTGGTTGGTCACAGACCGAACTAGCAAAGAGAATGGGTATGAAGGGGCAGACAAACATTGCTAGATACATTTACCAAAGTAAGAACATCGGAGTAAAGAACTTCGTATCAATCATGAACGCTATGGGATATGAGGTTATCGTCAAGGATAAGATGGCTAGTGAGAAGAATAGCGAAGAATGGCTATTATCTGGAAAGAGTGATGAAGAATGATTTATGGCTATGCACGTGTAAGCACAAAGGGCCAATCAATGTATGGTAATGGGTTGGAAGCACAGATAGAAGAATTGAATAAACATCATTGTGAAGTGATATTCCAAGATGTTTATAGTGGGGCAAAGAGAGATAGACCAGAGCTGCAGAAGTTGCTTGATACATTACAGAGTGGTGACTACTTATATGTATGTAAACTGGATCGCATTGCAAGAAGTCTAAAAGATGGCTTAGAGATAATTGATACCATTGTGAATAAAGGTTGCAAGTTAAATATCTTAAACATCGGTGAATTTAGTGATACACCAGCAGGAAGGCTTACAATAAATATCATGTTGGCTATCAGTGAGTTTGAACGCAAGATTATTCAAGAACGTACTCAAGCAGGAAAAGAAATAGCAAAAGAGAATAACCCAGACTATAAAGAAGGCAGAAAACTCAAGCCTATAGACCACGATAAATTCTTAGAATATAAGCAGCTGGTGGATAATAAAAAAATCTCCATGCGAAAAGCATGCAGAGAGTTGGGTATCAGCACCCATAAATATTATGCAGAAGTAGAAAGGATGGCTTTATGTTAAATTTCCTATGTTTTCTGGTATTTGTAGCGTTGTTTGTGTTGTATCGGATTGCCACACATGATAGAAGAGTGGCTGACAAGGCTTATATGAGAGAATATAAGCGACAACGCAAGTTACAAAACAAAGTAGATAAGAAGTATAATAAACATAAGGACAGAGATGTATATATCTTTCTGGACTGATAGATAGACCGATATCCAAAGGGATAATGGTGATTCCAAAGGGAATGCACAGAAATGTGTAGTTCCCTTTTTTATTTGCAAAGGAGAGCATAAATGAAGGATATACAGAGAATGCAGAGCATATTCCGTAACATATTGACTGTTATAGGGAACAGAAATGAGTATCAACCATGTGAAGATGGCCTTGCGTACCTAATGAAGATGAAGGCGGAATACGTTTCTAAAAACGAGCTGCACGAAAACGTACAGGACTTGATATCGGTATCTGGAAACGTCATGCGATATGCGGTACAAAATGAAAACTATGCACTTGCAGAAAAAATGAGAGAACTCATTTTCAAGATGTACGTGTTTGACGCACAAGACTGGTTCGATAGTTTCATGATTGCATTAGAGTACGATAGAAAGCCTAGAGAGCGATTCTACATCCCACGTAAGAAGATACTCAAGGGCCACGTAGAAACGCTACAGAAACTCGCAGATGGGGATATACAGGAATTGTTTTTATCACAGCCGCCGAGAACTGGTAAAACCACGCTGATTATTTTCTTCATAACCTGGCTGATGGGGAGATTTCCACAGTTTCCAAACTTGTATGTATCGTATTCTGCGATATTGACTGGCAAGTTTTATGATGGTGTACAGGAAATCTTACAAGATCCACATACATATAATTGGCAAAAAATTTTCCCAGATAGAGTGTTACCGAGCACAAATAATGGACTTTCTAATGCTAAGGACCAAACATTATCTGTAGATTCAAAGAGACATTATCCAACACTTACTTGTCGTTCGTTGTATGGAACATTGAATGGAGCGTGCGACGTTGAAGGTGGAATCTTAATATCAGATGACTTGTTGAGTGGTATTGAAGAAGCCCTTAACCCAGATAGGCTTGAGACTGCATGGGGCAAAGTTGATAACAATATGCTTTCCCGTGCAAAGCAAAGCACACGTATTTTGTGGATTGGTACTAGATGGAGTACAAAAGACCCTATTGGTAGAAGAATGGAACTTCTAAAGACGAATGAGAAGTTTAAGAATCATAAATGGGCGGATATCAGTATCCCTGCATTAGATGAAAATGATGAAAGCAACTTTGAATACGATTATGGAGTTGGCTTTTCTACAGAGACATACCAACAGAAACGTGCTTCCTTTGAGCAGAATGGGGATATTGAATCATGGCTTGCACAGTACCAACAACAACCAATCGACAGAGAAGGAACAGTATTCAATCCGAATGATATGAACTTCTTTGATGGCACATTACCGGATTTACCATGTGATTGGGCTTTTACTACAGTAGACCCAGCATTCGGTGGTGGAGACTTTGTTGCTGGCCCTATATGTAAGGCTTATGGGGATAAGGTGTACGTTGTCGATGTCATTTACACCAATGAAGATAAGACAATATCGCAACCTACGATAGCAAGAAAAGCACGTGATAATGGAATTACAACGTTACGTGTAGAAGCTAATAAGACACTTGAGAGTTATGTTGAAGGTATCGAAGAAGAATTAAGTAAATTGAACTATAGATGTAATGTTGAAATGGTTTCTGCACCAACACTTGTTGCAAAGAATATTCGCATTTATGAGAAGAAGGCTGATATTATTCAGCACTTTGTGTTCTTGGAAAGCGGTAAGCGGTCAAAGGACTACGAGCAGTTCATGCAAAATGTGTTCAGCTTCAAAGCAAATGGTAAAAATAAGCATGATGACGCTCCAGATAGCCTTGCGATGGCTTCTAATATGTATCAAGAGATATTGATTCCTACAGTTGAAATTTTCGATAGACCATTCTGATAATTTTGCTAAAAAATACAAACGTTATGCTTGTTTTTGCTTTTAAAAGTGATAAGTTGACGATGATGAAGGGAAACTGATAAATGGCTTATACAGGTAGAAAGAAGATTCTTGTGAATACCGAAAGTATCACAAGCGAAAATATCATCAAATTTTTAAAGGAAGCGATGATCACACACGAAAAGAATAAGCGTGAAGAAAACTATTTGTATGAATATTACAAAGGCAATCAACCTATTCTGAATCGTGAGAAGAAGATTCGACCTACTATCAACAATAAGATTGTTGTAAACAAGGCGAATGAAATCGTATCGTTTAAAACTGGCTACTTGCTATATTCACCGATTCAATATGCGTCAAAGTCAAACGAGCAATCGGATGAAATCAGTACCCTTAATTCCTACATGGATGTCAAGAATAAAGTCACAGTCGATAAAGACGTCGTGGACTACATGCATATATGTGGTGTAGGTGTAAAGATTCTCTTACAAAGCGATGATGGGGATGATATTCCATTCGACATGTACAGTGCTGACCCACGTGACACGTTTGTAATATATAGTGCGACATTGATTGGTGAACCGCCAATCATGGGAGTACGACATTATATTGATGTCGATAGTACTGGTGTACTAAAGACCAATGTGTATGAGTGCTACACAAAGGATATGTATTACAAGATTCGTGAAGAGCAGATTGTGCAACAAGCAGGAAATGCATTAAAACAGATTCCAATTATCGAATATCCACTTAATAACGCACGTATTGGAGCGTTTGAAATCGTGTTATCACTGTTAGACGCAATCAACAATGTGCAATCCAATAGAAACGATGGTATTGAACAATTCGTGCAATCACTATTGTTATTCCACAACGTTGATATCGATACTGAGAAGGTTGAAACACTGAATGAAATTGGTGCTATCAAGTTTAGAGATATCAACCCAAGTTTACAAGGCGAAATCAAATACCTTGTATCACAATTGGACCAGACAAACACACAAACACTTGTTGATGATTTAGTTGATAGTGTACTTGCTATCGTTGGTATGCCACCAACAAAGAACAACGGAAGTTCTGCTGAAACTGGTATGGCAACCATCATGCAAGATGGATGGTACTTGGCAGAAGCTAGAGCGAAAGATACAGAGAACCTATTTAAAGCAAGTGAAAGACAGTTGCTGAAATTAGTTACTTATATCTGCAATAACACATCCGACTTGAAGTTGGACTACAAGGACATTGATATCAAGTTCACACGTAAGAACTACGAGAACATCCAATCTAAGGTTCAAGTGCTTATTGCAATGTTGCAGAATGAAAAGATTGCTCCACGATTAGCGTTTGCTACTGCAAACCTATTCCCAGATAGTGAAGGAGCATGGATTGAATCAAAGGAATATATGGCACAACAAGCAAGTGAGCAAGGGAAGGAAGTAAATGCAATTCAAACTGACACCAAGACAGATCCAGAGAATTGAGAAGGAACTAAACAAAAGTAACATCGTAGAAGTGAAGATTGAACGCAACCAAGTTGTGTTGATTCAAGTTCTACGAAAATTAGTTCCAGATGAAAAATAAATAGACCGTTTCCAAACGTGGAAAGGAGAAACCCAAAGGGGTATCAAGGTATGCATTCATGCATATTGAGATATCCCTTTTTCTTTTTATTTATGCTAACAAATTTAGATTTTGACGAGATACATGCAAACACGGAACGAATCGTAAATGTATATCTTACTTCCAAGACATTGGAGTTAAAGAAGAAACAAGAATACATCGAATATGAACTCTACATGCTACTTGGAAGTTACTACATTGATGGCTTGTATAGCACAGGCCTTACAAAAGATATCGATGTTAGTTCATCCGACATGCAGTCATGTATTTACAAAAGCATTGCAGGTAAGACATTCAAAGACCGTGTTTACGAATACGTGGCAAATAACGACGTTAAAGCACTTGTTAGATTGCTAGATAGTGAAGCACACAGAGTGTATGAATCTGCAGCTTACAAGACTGCTACAGACTATCAGAAGGCTACAGGGAAAGAAGTGTTAAAGGAATGGAATACACAAGGTGATTTGAAGGTACGTGATACCCATGAATACATCGATTCATTGGTGAAGAAACTTGATGAACCATTCATTACATTCGATTTAGATGAAGCACAATTCCCAGGCGGATTCAGTAATGCTGAAAACAACGTCAATTGTAGATGTTGGTTGAGTTATACAACAAGTTCTTAACGGATAAATGGTCCGAAAAGATATGCGGAAGGGAAGTCGCAATACAAAATTCGCACATAAAGGTAGAGAAACCTTAAATCGCAAATTTAAACAGTTAGGGAAAACTATAATCGCAGGAGAAAAAAAACAAATATGAGTTCTTTAAAAGAGTTATTGGGTAAAGCCTACAAAGAAGGAATGTCACTAGAAGAAATCAATACTGCACTAGCAGATTTGACGTTCCACACAGACAGTGATTTCACAAATCTAAAAAACAACATTTCAAAACTTACTTCTGAATGCAAAGAGTGGAAAACGAAATATCAAAGCACTCTCGACGCTGGCGAACTAGCAAAGCAACAAGCAGAAGAAGATAGAAAGACCATGCTTGAAGAGTTAAACACATTAAAGCGTGACAAGAACATTGCAGATTTAAAATCACAGTTTTTAGGAATCGGCTATAGCGAAGAGTTGGCAAGCGATACCGCAATTGCAACGTTAGATGGAGACACCGCAAAGGTGTTAGCAAATCAAAAGAAATTTGCTGATGAACTGGTCGCTAATACCAAGAAAGACTTGATTAAAGACAATCCTAAACCGCAGGGAACAAGCAATACAAGCGGTAGTGGTGCAATGACAAGAGAAGCGTTTATGAAACTATCACCTAGTCAAAAGTCCGATTTCATTGCAAACCACAGAGAAGAGTACAACGAAATTTATTCAGAAAACTAAAAGGAGATTAAGAAATGGCAAACAAACCATACGACAATTTTGTCTTAGCAAACGAAATCAAAGACCAACTTGTATCACATTTAGACCACTCTATGTTCTGTACTGCTGACGATTCCTTAACAGAATCTGCAGGCATGATTAAGAAAATCAATCGCTACTACGGACATGTTGGTGATGACCAGAATGCTTCTGGTGCTGAAAAGTTAGCACTTGGCGCAGGTAACACAAAGGTTATCGAAATGGGTTTCACACCAGAAGAGTATAAGGTGCAGACATTACAGGCTACAGGTAAGTGGCACGATGAAGAAGAGATGACTGATCCAAATGTACCAATCGTTATCGCAGGTAAAGTTGGTGCTGACTTATTCAATCAAGCAAACTCTGATATCATTGCTGAATTTGCGAAGGCTACATCCGCAAACACAGTAGCACTTACTGGCACAGACTACTTTGGTGCATTCGTTGAAGCACAATCCAAGTTAAAGACAGAGTTTACAGAATCAACAACACCAGGCATTGGCACATTCGCTCTAGTTAGCGTTGATAACTACGCTAAGTTACGTAAGGCATTAGGTGACAACTTAAAGTATGTTGAATCATTCGCTCGTGAAGGCTATGTGGGCACAGTTGCTGGAACACACTTATTTGTAGATAAGGCAGTTACTGCTAACGAAATCTACGTCGCTACAAAGAAGGCAGTAACAGTGTTCTACAAGAAGAACGTATCTGCTGAATACTTCAATGAAGGCAACCGCTCATCCGAAGACGCAGACAAGCGTGTAAACAAGTTGATTGCACGTACATACTATGTGGCTGCTTTAACAGACGCAACAAAGGTAGCAAAGATTACTATTGCCTAACTAAAAGATAAAGAAAGAAGGTGCTAATGATGGCAGAGGAAACCCTTAAAGCAATGATTAAAACAAACATTGAAAGTTCATCGGACATGACGATTTCTGATGATGTCGTAAACACCTTCTTTCAATTATCAAAAAACGCAATACTCCTAAGAAGATATCCATTCATGCAGGATGTAAGCAATAAGGCTTTACCAAGCATGTATGACAGTCTATGTGTAAGACTTGCGGTTTATATGTACAACAAACAAGGTGCAGAAGGTGAGATATCACACACAGAAAATGGTGTAAGTATCAAGTGGGAAAATGGAGATTTACCAGAAAGTTTAATGTCGGAGATTATTCCGATGTCGGAAGCATGGTGATAACATGCGTGGACTAAAGAAAAACATGTATACATTCTACAGTGCTAAGTATTTAGGACTAGAGAAACAAGTTGATGAATGGGAGCAACCTACGGGCCGATACATTCCTAAGTATGCTTTACCCGTTAAGCATAGGGGAAATATCAGTCCTAATATCGGTAGTTCTCAATTCTACATGTTTGGAAACTTATTGGAATACAGTAATGTAATTTCCCCACTTCCAGTTGATACAGATATTGACGAAAACTCTGTTCTATGGATTGGTATTGAACCTAATGCAGAAAATGATAATTACAACTACATTGTCAAACGCATTGCTAAGTCCAAGAATTTCTTGGCTATAGCGATTGGAAAACGTACAAGCGATGAAGATTGATTTATTTAATCTAGCAGATTTAGATAAGGCAATTGCCATAACAGATAACCATAAAGCAGACATGAAGAAACGCATGACAAAGATTATGGAGAAGGTAAGACAAGAAGCAATATTTGAAGCGAATAGGTTGTATCAATCTGCAAGTTACGCAGGCTTTAAGGATGTAGTGATAAACGCTACACCGGTACACGTAGAAGATGGCAAATTGACCTTCACACTGCGTGCTATGGGTTCTACAACGCTATTCATAGAGTTTGGTACAGGTATTTATCCAAGTGCATCAAACGAAGCCTACGGACTCATTACAAGTGGCAATGTTGTCATGCATGGACAGTATGGTAAGAAACAAGGCTTAAAGCCTAATGGATGGTTTTACAAAGGAGTAGTCGGACAAAACCCACCTTCTGATACAGAAGTATCAACGAAAAAGGAAGGCTTAGTACACACATACGGAAACGCAGCTACACCATTCATGTATAGTGCACGGAAGGTAGCAGAAGAAACATTCAATAAGTTGATAAAGGAGTTGAAATAATGGTTTTTATTGAACGATACATCATATCGGAAATTACAAAACAGTTGGAACAAGATTTTCCAAATAAAAAAATCATTGTTAGCAATGACAATATCAACGCAAAGTCAACGTTTCCAGTTGTAACGGTCGTACAGTCCGATACATTCCAAGCAAGAAACTTTATCGATTCCAGTGGCAAAGAAACAGTATGTGACGTCACGTTCGATATCAATGTTTATTCAAACGATAAACATGACGCAGTAGGCGAGTGCATTGCACTACTACAAAGCATATCTAAGTTGATGATATCGAAGAACATGACATGCATTACAACAATCAAGATGGAATCGATGAACAACAACTCAATCCACAGATATGTACAGAAGTACACAGGAAGAGTTGCTGGACAATATTTATTTACACGATAAGAAAAGGAGAACACTAATGGCACTTCAAGATTTCAAAGCATTTCTAACTAAGTACACATTCTTGATGAACTCTGCAACAGACCATTATGCAGACATGAAGAAACTTATTGACATTATCAGTTATCCAGATATGGGAAGTGATCCAGAAAAAGTTGAAGTAACAACTCTATCACATGGAATCAAGGCTTATATCGATGGCTTACAGGATGTTAAGTCCTTCTCTTTTGAAGGCTACTACACACCAGAACTTTACACAAAGTTACAGGGTATCGAAACCGCAACAAAGACAAAGCACCAAAAGTTTGCATTGTACATCGGTGGAACAGATGGAGATACACCTACAGGCGATTTAGGTTGCATTTACTGGACTGGTGAATTGACAGTTTATCTCAAAGGTGCAGGCTCTAATGAAGGTCACAAGTTGGCTATTTCCATTACAGTCGATGATAAACCAGAATTTTCTGCAACAAAGAAAACAGACTAATGCAGTAACGATTTAACACTTTAGAAAATCAAATAGGAGAAGAAGAAAATGGCAAAGGACATTAAGGTAACATTCGAGGACCAAACATTCACGCTTACATTCAACAAGCAATCAGTTAGACAGATGGAAAACGCAGGTTTTAACATCAACGACATTGACACAAAACCTAATACAACAATTGAAATGTTGTTTAGGGGAGCATTCCTTGCACGTCATGTTGGTGTAAAGGAATCGGTTGTAAATACTATCTGGAATAACATGACGCATAAGAAAGAGTTATTGCAAGCGTTAATGGAATTGTATCGTGCTCCAAGCGAAGCTCTATTAGAAGAGCCAAGTGAGAGCGACCCAAAAAAATTGACTTGGACTATGGAATAGTCCAACTCAAAGACAAGGGAAACTCTAAGAAACAGTTTACCTATTCCGAACTATTTGAAAGAGAGTGCCCAAGATATATGTCGATGGGTATGACATATAAAGATTTTTGGGAAGGTGATAACGACCTTCCCAAATTTTATAGAAAGAAGCATGAATACGACTTACAACACATGAATGAAATGGCTTATTTGCAAGGTGTATACGTAGCGAAGGCTATATCTGCATGTTTCTCAAATGGAGAGTTCAAATATCCAGAGAAACCCGACCTTCTCAATTTATCTATTAACAAAGAGATTATTGCAGAAGAAGAAAGACTACAAGCAGAGCAGTACACAAAACAGTTGCGAGAGTACATGCAGATGTTGGGACAAAACAGTTTAAAAGCAAAAGAAAAGAAATAGAACGGAGATACATTCGATATGGCTGAATATGAAGGACTAGAGTTTACAGTCACAGAAGATATAAGCAAAAGCGTCAAAGATATCAAAAGACTATCGAGTGCATTAAAAGATTTAAAATCGGCCCTTGAAGCAGTAAAAGGAATGGATGTTGGCAAAGAATTAAAAAACCTGGCAGACCAACTATCCGAAATTGAAGGGAAAGATACAAGCACCCTAAAAGAACTTGGAGAAGCCTTACGCAATACAGGTGATGGAATAAGCAAGTTAAATAAAACGATTCAAGCAATGGATATCAGTAAGTTTAAAGATAACATGCACGGAATCGCAGAGAGTGTAAAAGAACTCGATTTAGACCGCTTATCGAAGTTATCTGAAGCCACACAAGGCTTACGTGGTTTAGGTGCTCTAAGCAACATAAAACAGGGCACAGGTGCTACAAATGCACTTGGTAACAAACAAGATGTAACAACTCCACAAACAGATACAAGCAAGCAACCTTATATAGGAAATGGGCTGGAATCACTTACCCAGTCACTAAAGAATGGTGCAAGCAAGATTCAGAGTATCTACAGTGGAATACTAAGTAATGGTAAGAGTTTCACAGATAAATTCAAAAGGATATTCGACTCGCTTAAAAGCGGTAGTGCACTGCAAAAATTCGGTGGCTTCATCAAGGCGATTGCAGGAAACTCATTCGGTAAATTTGGTGAAGGTGCATTAGGTTTAGGAAGCAAATTAGGTTTCCTTGCAAACCAATTCGCTAGAGTTGCGATGTATAGATTCATCCGCACAGTTATCAAAGAGATAACTCAAGCGATGGTTACAGGTGTAAATAACGTATATGCGTACTCTACCGCAATCGGTGGAAGTTTAGCACCAGCAATGGATAGCATTGCTACATCTGGACTATATGCAAGTAACGCATTAGGTGCTATGGCAAGTCCAATTTTGGAATCACTTGCACCAGCAATTGATTTCTTAATTGATAAATTTGTGGCACTTATCAACATCATCAACCAATTCTTTGCATTCCTTGGTGGACATGCAACATGGACTAAGGCAATCAAGCAACAAACAAAATTCAATAGTGAACTTGGCAAAGGTGGCGGTGCGGCCAAACAAGCCAAGAAGGAACTAGACCTATATCTAGCAAGTTTCGATGAATTGCACGTCATGAATGACCCTAACAAACACAGTGGTGGTCGTGGTGGCGGTGCAGGTGGCGGACTTGACCCTTCGATCATGTTTGAACAAGCAGAGTTCGATGGCCCAGTTGCTGACTTTGCGAATCGAATCAAGGAATTGTTTGCGAACAAGGACTGGAAAGGACTTGGAATATTTATTGGTGAAAGTATCAATAAGGGTATCAACGCAATCGACTGGAAGGGAATGGGAAGAACTGTAGGCAAGGGTATTGACGCAGTATTCACTGTTTCCTACAACTTCATGAAAACAGTAAGATGGGACACCATCGGTAGCAAAGTTGGCGATTTCTTGAATGAAGCAATGTATCAAATCGATTGGGATCAAGTTGGCAGAACCATTGCACAAGGTTTCTTAGTTATTCCACAAATGATACTTGGACTTGTCACAACGCTAGACTGGAGTGCTATTGTTGCAAATCTAGTTAGTTCTATTACAGGTTTCTTGAATGAAATCGCAGATGTACTTGATAGTTACGACTGGAGCGCCATTGGCAACCAGTTGGGAACAGAGTTCGGACAAATGCTAAAGGAAGTCGATTGGCTAGAACTTGGTAAGAGTGCCTTACGCTTATTGGCTACTGCAATAGTATCTGCAATTGATTTGGTAGGCGGTGTGCTTGCTGGAGTTGGTGAAGAATTGTTTGGTGACATCTTCAAAGGCATGAAGAAGAAATGGGATGAAGTAAAGCAATGGTTTCAAGATACTTTTGGATGGATTGGCGACTTGATTGCTTCCATCTTTGGTAAGGGCAAGGACACGATCGAAAGCACAACAAGAAATGCTGCCGATATCGGTAAAGGAAATTTCTCTGAATTGCGTGACGGAATCACCAACGATTCAAACGAAATTAGCAATACAGTTACTGACAGATTCCGTAAGACAAACACAAGCGTTGCAAACAATACTGGCTTAATGTCAAGTTCTGCTACACGCAATTTCAACGACATGGGAATCGCTACAGATAGAAGTATGTCAAGCATTCGTAACGTAGTTGAAACAAACATGTCTAAGACGTACGGGCACACTGAAAAGAACTTCTCATCCATGAACTCTACTGCAAGCACAAACTTATCCGGAATGCGTACTAAAGCAGATTCAAGTTTAAGTGCAATCGAAAGTAAGTTCAGTTACACAAGACTTACATTCCCTAGCATTACATTCCCACACATCCCATTACCACATTTCAGTATTAGTGGTAGTGCCAACCCGCTTACTTGGTTACAACAAGGCTTACCTAAAGTGAATATCGATTGGTATGCACAAGGTGGTTTCCCAGATATGGGGCAAATGTTCGTTGCACGTGAAGCAGGGCCGGAACTTGTAGGTAATATCGGAAACAAGAATGCAGTTGTAAACAATATGCAGATTATTGAAGGTATTAAACAAGGTGTAGCAGAAGCAATGCGTGGTGTGCAAGGTAATGGTGATTCACATATCACCATCAATCTCGATGGAAAAGTTGTCTATGACAATGTGGTGCAAAGAAATAATGAACACGTTGCCATGACTGGCGAAAGCGAGTTCGCATATTAGGAAAGGAAGGACAAGATAATATGGCAGAAATATACAGTTCCCCTTGGTTTCAAGGGCACGCTACAGGAATAGTAAGTGTTTCTACAGATGGACAGACTTGGACTTCCTTGCCTGATCCATCACGTTTAGATTGTAGAATCTACGATTTAGACGCAGGTGGGGTAACAGGTCGAGGACTTGATGGTGGAATGAATAGAGAAAGAGTTGCAATCAAAGAAAAATTAGAGATGGAATTTAAAGCGATGTTTAGAGAAGATTTAACAAAAGTTATTTCTCTAATTATCAATCCATTCTTCTTCGTTAAATTTTATTCCACTACTTTCGGAACAGTAAGAATTGCAGAAATGTATGCTGGCGATAAAGTTTCGAGTTACTATGGGATGATTACAAATTCTGATTCAGATATTTTAACAGGTATTAAATTTAATTTAATAGAAAGGTAAATGGAAATGATTAGAGTAAATGACAACTACAACAATGCTATTTATGAAAGTCGTTCATTTACCTTTTCTGTTTTATTAAATGGTAATGAACAACTTCCAGTAAGAAACATATCTAGTATTGAGATTATTGAAATCGGACAATCTGATAAATCGCTAAAGTTAGGACAGTTTTGCAATAACCAACTAACTATGAAAACTTGGATAAAGAACGATCATATCGTAAACGGATATATCGAAGTATTTGCTAGTTTGAATGGCGATGATTCAATGAAAGTTCCATTAGGTAAATACTATGTAAATGAGTATAAAGACAACCATGATAGTACCTATACAATTACTGCTTATGCACTTCATCCAAGAATGAATGAAGTTGTAAAGAACATCAATTCAAGAAACGTTCAGACTATTGTTGAACAGATTGAAACATATACAGGAATGCAAGTATTGAATAAAACGATGTTCACTCTTCGAACGATAAATGAGATTGAAGAACACATAACGTATAAGCAGTTGCTGGCTGACATTGCAGGATATGACGGATATAACCTTCGTGTAAATAGAGAAGGAAATATCGTTCCTTATAAGTACAGTATGGATGTTGTAGATAGTTCTGGAAATCAACCAGACATCGTGTTTGAAAATGCACGTATGTCACGCAAAGGAAGAACTATCAGTAAACTTGTGACGGAAAAGAAGGTAACAATCGGAAGCGTAAAAGTAAGTGATGGTAAGAATGCATACGTGGCAGGAACTGGTGAAGGTATTAGTTATATCAATCCATATATTACTGCTGAAAGCACAGTACCTAGTTATATATGTGATATGGAATATGTACCACTTACGGCTACGGACGTAGGCAATCCATGTAGAGAAATCGGTGATAGAGTATCGTTTACAGATAACAAAGGCAATACTTTTGAAACATGGATCATGTACCAAAAAATCAGTATCAATGGTGGCTTATCCATGCAGACCGAAAGTTATACCAACAGTAATAAGTTGGCAGTAACAAAAGAAAGTCCTATTACAAAGGCTATACGTGAAGCAAATAGAAGTAATCGTAAGTTGATTGAAGAGATGTTTGGTAAGATAGCCGGCGCTACAGATGGCTATTACAACTTCATTGATGGTGATGGAAATATCGTTCCATTTACAAGCAACAAGATAGTAGGTTTCCAGATATCAAATACACCCACCATCACATCTACTACAAAGGGATGGAGATTCATCCGTGGTGGTTTATACCATAGTTCAGACGGCTTTAGAACGCATGATGACTTCATGCTGAATGAAGATGGTGAAATCAATGTAAACCTAATTAAATTAGGAAATAAAACACTTACAGAAACCATTTCAGATTTAGCAGAAGAATCTAAAGGAAGTATCAAAGGAACTAAGCAGTATTACTTACAAAGACAAGCTGCTGATAAACCTTCAAAGACTGACAGTGGATGGACCACGGAGAAGCCTTCTACGATTGTAGGACAACACATGTGGTACATGCTTGCAGATGTTGTAAACAATGGTACAGAGATTAAGCATGAGCCTTTTGAACTAACAGGAATTAAGGGTGATACAGGTAGGGGAATCGTAGGTAGCCCTACGCTTACATACCAGGCTAGTAACAGTTCAGCCACAGTTCCTACAGGCGAATGGTTAAATTCGATTCCGTTAGTAAATGAAGGTTATACCCTATGGACTAAAGCAACGTGGAAATATAGTGATGGTACATCGTCAAATGTGTATTCTCCATCGATTGCAGGAAAGACAGGAAAGGGTATTAAAGCAGTTGAAACAGAATACTACTTATCTACTTCAAAGACAGAAGTAACTGGTGGTGAATGGAAGAACACGCAACCTTCTAAAACTGCTGATACTTGGATATGGAAACGATACAGAACTACATTCACGGACGAAAGCGTGGGCTATTCAGAGCCTGCTAAAGATGATGTATTGAATGGTGTTTACGATGTCACAGCAAGCAACAAATCAGCAATTGAGCAATTAAATAATTCTGTTAATTTATCAGTTCAGGAAACAACAGCGATTAAAAAATCATTGCAATCAACAAATGATGATTTGCACGCATTAGAAGCACAGACACAACAATATGCAACTAAGGCAGAATTGCAGTTGACGAAAGATAGTATCAATCAAACACTGACGGAAGAGATAAACGGTAAAACTGCTGTTCTAAAACAAATCAAGTTGCAATCTGACGGCATGCACATTCAAGGTAAAGAAGGTGCAACAACCGAACAAGTACTTGATGAGAAGTCGTCAAAGATCGTTGTTAATGGAAAAGTTATGGTTGATGTAAACTCTACCGAAACACGAGTGCAATCATTAAAAGCAGAAGGAAACTTCGCAACAGGTGCACACAAATTCAAACGTGACATGTTAAAGGAAATCAGCGGTGAAGTAGTTGCATGTACGAACATTTATTGGATAGGTGGTGAATGAGTATGGTTGCATTAAACAACAACTGGATAGAAGTTGCACGAGTCCATAAGAATGTAAATGGTGGTATGTATGATGTTGTTTTATGGGCAAGAGAGCCAGACCAATGGATAGACATCGAAAACAATAAATCGTGGATTGAAGTATCACTCGACACAGAATGGGTACAAGGAAATACATACGGTGGTAATTACTTAATTAAATGTACTGGTTGTACACCAATTAGTGGCGGTGCTCCATATCATTTTGAAACATCTAAAAACATATTAAAAGGTGGTTTTTGGGCTGGACATGATGATAATGGAGATTACACTACAAATTTATCTGCTAGTTTAACTTTCGGAGCATATCCATTGATGGATACATCGCTAAGTGGTGATGTATCATGCAGAAACATTCCAAGAAAGAGCGTTGTTGATAATTATTCTCTGAACAATAGCGAAAATAAGTATGCTATTACATATACAAGAAAAGTAAATGCATATCGTGAACGCATGCGTATTAGTATTGTGAATGTTGAGCAGATTAAAGTTGTACAACCATACGAAAATGGTGCGGTTGTTTCTATGTCAGAAAGTGAATGGGATAGAATTTATGAACTTACAAAAAATCTTGATAAGGGGAAATGTGAAATCGGAATTGTTCTTGAGACATGGACTGCTGATTTTAAAACTAAGATTGGTGAAAGTGCTGAATATAAGCAAGAACTTACAATCACAGATAGTCCATCACTAGACAATATAGTTGTGACTGATGAAGGTATTGCGAAAACATATATCCCTAATGAATATGAATGCATGTCTTTGTTATCCAAGAAACGAGTAAAAGTGGCGGCAAGTGCTAAGAAACATGCAACAATCAAATCAATAACTGTAAGTGTTGGAACTTTTAATAAAACAGTCAACACAACAACAGCAGATGTTTTGTTTGATGGCTTAACAAATGCAAATAGCGAGATTACTTATACGATTACCGCTACAGACAGCCGCAACAACGTGGCAACGTGGACTCAAAAGGCTAAGTATCACCAATATGTCAGACCGTCCATTATCAACTTGAATGTGGCTCGTAACGGTGCAGAAAGTAGTAATGGTGCAATTAGTGCAGATGGTGAATACTGGAATGGCAAGGTTGGCAATACAACCAACGCAATCGATATCACGATTACAGGTAGTGCTACAGGAAGTACAACAGGCATACTCAATAGTAATAAATGGTCCGCAACAAAGCCGATTGGTGGAGCAAACCCTAATCAAGCGTACACATATACGCTAACTGCAACCGATAGTTTTGGACAGTCGATTAGTAGAGATATAACGCTTGCTATCGAAAAAGCGCTAATGCAACTTGGAAAAACGCAAGTTGATGTAAATGGCAACTTCACAGCAGAAGATTATTATTTCAAGAAAAATAACACTTATCAAAGAATGATAGATTTCTTTTATCCGATTGGCTCAATCTTAATGAATGACAATAAGGACTATGATCCAAACGCTATTCTTGGTGGCAAGTGGGAAAAGATAAACGATAGATTGCTAATTGGCGCGAGTGAAGACATACCTATTAAATCGCAAGGTGGTAGTGCTACCCACGCTCATGGTCAAAGAGATGGGCGTAACGGTAATCTAGCGGCGGCTATTGGTGCGACCAATAACAACGCAAACGTTATTGGCTACAAAGCGGCCAATGATACAAACTTAGCTGCGGTAGGTAATGCAACATATGTTGTCGCCGGAACTGGCACAGGCTTTACTGGATGGAATCACTTTACGCAAGTGGTTGGTCAAACAGCGGAAGCAAGCACATTACCACCATATTACGCAGTTAATATTTGGCACAGAGTTGCATAAGAAGCGAGGTTAGAAAATGGAAATTAAACTAAATGATGGCAAAACATTTGAAGTTTTGTCATATCAAAAAAACAGTTTTGAATTGATGA